GCCTTCCTTTATAAGTCCAGCAAGTATTTTTCCACAAGGGGTTTCTTGTAAGACTTTTATCTTACCCATGACGTTGTCACCCTCTGTCCAAATATCCACAACCATGTGAGACACCCTATCCAAAGATATCACTGAGCTGTCTGGGTGGTCAAGCTCACCGAGTGCTCGCTTTCCTTTGACAAGTTCCTTGTATCGATCTATTTCTCTGAATAGAGTTTTTCTTTCGTAGATGCGGCCATTAGCGTTCTTCGTGTTACATTTTTGCATGCAACCTGTCAGGTAAAGGGCCCCGTTTTCTGTAACGTCGCGTTTTTCAGCTTCTGTTAGAAGGTCTTGACATACGCCGCCTTCACACAGTTCATAATATTCTCTTATAAGTTTCATGTCTTTCCTCAATGCGGGGGTCACCCGCTTCAGTTATGATCCCTTGCAGCAATTCGCTACTGGTCTAATCATCCATCTTATTTTAGTAAATGGTCTCATTCTCTCTCCTTCTAACGTGGACTAGTTTTTCCACCTTTAGGCCTTCATCCCCGAACAGTGTGTTTCCTACGTAAGCTGTTGCAGATCCTGCGAAGCCTAATAGTAGTCCAGTGACAAAAGAATTATCAAAAGTAAATAGTTGTGTGTAGTCCTTTACGGACCATAAAAATAGGCCGACCCAAAAGCCAGTGCACATTGGGCACTCAAGCAATTGCCCTAACTTTCCGGACTTTGGGCGGATTGGGTTTAGGATTTTTCCGTAAACGAGAATCTGGGTGAGGCCATACGAAATAAGTGAGAACCAAATAAATGTCACTAGTCTTCACCTTGACCCTCTCTTAGGAGTGAGTAGTTATATTGGAATCCATATGGTCCAATCTGCTTGTCCATTGAGCCCTTTCGAGGTTCTTGAGGTACATCGCCAAGCTCTGTAGAATCTTCAGGTGCTGGTCGGAGCATAGCATCCAAGCGATCATCATCGTAATCTTTTGAGTCTCTAAAGAATTTCTTCTCCCCAGTGATGTATTCTTCGATTGAAAACAACATTGCGTGAGTCTGGTCGATACCTGGTATCTTTGACTCCAGCATCTTTGCCTCTATTGATCCAAATACGTTACCTCCCACAACAGAAGTTCTATCTATCAGACCCTTCTTTGCTAAGAAGTTGAACATTCTGTCTTGTGCTACGTAGCATTTGTCGGAAAATTCTTGCTTTGGAAACGTAACGCATTTACTTTTCTCTAGCATAAGTACAATATCTATGTCCTCATGGTCCAGAATCATAATGTTTCCGTCAAGAGTACGTCGTGCCTTAAGTTCCACTCTTGGATCTAATTTTATATTTATATCAACTGTCATTGTTCTCGATCTCTTCTAGTAAATCTTGGGTTTTTAGTACAACCTCAAGCGTCTCAGTGTCTATTGGCCTGTCCTTGGTGTCTTCCAATATGGTGTAAACCTTACTTAGCTTGTCTGACATAGATGAGTTTTCTCTTTCTTCTTCTGCGGTCCTTGCTTCAGTCAATTTGTCTTTTAGTCTGGTTATCTCTTCGTTGAGATAAACCTTGAGTTCAAGTCCGTTATCAGCAAAAGAAGATATGTAATGACTGAGTAAAGTCTTCTGACCTTCGTTGAGTGATTCCGAATACTCTTGATTGAACTTGTCTACGAAAGTAGAGTAGACCAGTGAGTCGATTGGCTGTTGAGTCTCTTCTTTTATGACAACAGATGAAGACATCTGGTCTACTATATTCTCTTCCAACAACACCCTGTCTTTGATTGGTAGGGCATCTTGAAATATAGAATAAACAGAAGCGATGCTCTTATAGTTAGGAACAAAGTTGCTGAAAATTTTATTTGACAAAGTTTTGTTTATCTTGTTGATCAAAGCTGATTGCTCAACAAAAAGACTTCTCTTGTCCAAACTATTGTATTTTTGTTTGACCTCTACTACGATTTTTTCTGCGATGTTCTTTTCCACATCCTTGGTTTCGTATATTGTCTTGTAAAGATTAAGTTCCTCGTTCAGTGCGGATCCTTTAGTGAAGTGATCCTTTATAATAGAAACGATTTTGTTTTGCTTATTCTTGTTGTTTTTGACAACCGACTCTGTAAGTTCCCTTACCAGAGCCTCGTAAACAAATGCTGTGTTTCTCTTTTTATTATGCTTCAGTCTCATTCTTTTCATCCCTCGCTTTTAGGCTTTCAAAGAGTACTTTTAGTTCTCTTTGGTCTTTGAGGATTTTTGTTTCCTCTACTTTATAATTAGTGTTTCTTTCCTCGTAAACACCCGTTCCTCTAACTAAACCTGTCAGTTCGTTATAGCCAGGTAGTGTCTTTCGAGTTGTCCCTGTCTCAGGAGAGGCTGCTCTGTTCATATTTTTCTTTCTCGGGCCTGAAGATTTTCTTCTATCTCCGCCTGCCTTGGTGCCGCGGGGCTCGTACCAGCCATGAGACTTGTCAGTGGTTGTTCTGCCCTTTTTATCTTCTCTCTTGCCGGGTGGTGCCGCCAATAGTGCGCCGTCATCTGCTGGGGCGTCGTCTCCTCCGAGGTCTGCTCCGCCTAGGTCACCAGCATCAGTGGGCGCCCCAAGTTCTGGTTCGGCGCCTACAGCGCCGGTACCGCCGGGCTCACCTAGGTCTCCGCCGATGTCACCGAGGCCTGCATCGGCACCAGCATCAATTCCAGCCGTGGCTTCTGCCTGTTCAGCTTCACCAGCAGTTTCAAGCGCAGCTTCAAACTTTCGATCGTAAAACATCTGTCTTCTGTTTTTGACGAACTCCTCATCTGAAAGTCCAAAAAGCTTCTTAGCTAGCCACTGTTTTGAGAAGAAACCTTCTGTGGCGGATGACGCGATATCAAACTTAGTTTTCCAGTGTTCAAGTTCCTGCATCTCTGCAATCTTCGAAGGGTTATTCAACGAACAAGTAAATGAGACAAGGTCCTCATCTCGGTACCCAAGAGTGTAAAGGTGAATAATTCCAATCTTTTCGACCTCAGTTATGATCGACCTTTGAAGTCTTTGCACTGTCCTTGCGAAGCGGATATCCTTCTGGGCTAGCGTAGTTTTATCTTCTACTGCCTTCTCACCGTCTGATGATATGTATGCTGCTGGCACTTTGAGAGCCGAGAATAACTTATCCCTAAGATATTTAACATCGTCAATATCCCCTGTGTACTTCCCGCCCGGAATTGCTTCTATCTTAGTTCCACTGTTACCTCTAACTGGTACAAAGTAGTCTTCTTCAACCGACAAAGGATTATAACGAAGGTCTACTCTACCCGTATTAGGATCTACGACCTGGTTTCGTTTCATTGTCGTCATGACTTTTTGCATGTACTGTTCAACATCTTGTGGTGCGATGTTTCCAATGTCGATGTAGAATGCCTTACGCTCTGGAGATCGAACAATTCTGTAGGCCATCATTGCATCTTCAATTAGTGTGAGCTGTCTCCAGATTCTTCTTGCTGGTTCTAACACGGACGTCCCGTAAGGGTTGAACTTGTCTTGACCGAGAACTCGAAAGTGCCCTACTTGCCAGTTTTCGAATGTAAGACCTGCTGAATTCCATTGAAACTGAACATAATTAGGATTTGTTTTATCTTCTCCCTCCAATCTTTCCAACTCATTCGATGGTAGTCCAATCACAGAAGTTATTCCAAGGTCATCATCAATGTCTAAATACAAGAAGAAATCACCATACTTACACATGGTTCTGCACCAGGAGAACATGTTGTGTTGGATATTTAGTACGTTATAATACAGAGACTCTAGTATAGCTTTTATTTCCGCATTGTCGCAGTCTACTTCCAGTATCGGAGTGAGAGCAGAATGTGTTGTCATTTCGTCTGCATATATGTCAAGAGCTGTGGCGATCTCTGGTGTGTATTCCATCTGGTCGAAATCGACGTACCGTTCTGCCCGGGCTTGAGCAGCCATATAATTTGCACTTAGATTATCATAGGGGCTGTACGCCGTCTTCTTGAAATCTTTTCCTGAAGCAGAAGTAAACTTGCTAGCATACTTGTCTAGCTCTATTCTTCGTAATCTGTGATTGTTTTGTGTTCTGTAGTTTACGAGCGGCCCTGATAGTAGTCTTGTTAATCTTCTGAATAATAGACTCTGTGGGTTTCTAGTGTTCTTTTTATTTTTATCTGACATGTCTTATCCCTTGAACAGCCATGGAAAGTTAGCTGTGTTACTTTGGTGTTGGTTCATCTTATCATACAATCCAAGTTCTTTTCTACCAATCATACCTTTTATTCTAGTATCTAGTTCATTTCCTGTCTTTGTTATCGAACCAATGAAAGCTTTAGTGTACTCTGAATCCCTCTGATTCGTTGATAACGCCGTGTCTCTGACCCAACACCCCACTGCACACGACATTATTAGGTCGTCGTTGTAAGATCTCATAGCTTCGGCACGGCCGTTATTCCATACAAAAGTCTTCATTTCGGACAAAAGTCTAGAAGAATATATCTTAATTAGATTGTTTCTTACGAATTCTTCCATCTTAGCGACGATTAGAGGTCGGGTCTTAGATGTAGTTGAAAAGCCAGGCACAGCATTGGACATCTGATCTGCTTGATATTCCTCTACGAACTCATGAGTTGACTTTATAGAATGGTATAGATTTGGATACTGCATTTCTTTTAGTTTATCTAAAACGGTATACCCAACTGAGTTGTTTTCCACGACCAAAAGAGAACTTCCGTATTCAGATCCGACGTCGAAGAGCACCCTTGAGAAAATATCAGGAGTAACCTTGCCTTGATACTCTGCCACGAGTTCCATCGTCTCTAGTTTGAATACGTGACAAACTGAATAGTCCTTTCCATCACCTCTAGCGACGTCTGCGGATATCAAATAAGTCGCTCCGGGTTGAAACTCTTCCCAAATCCAAAGATTTCTGTCAAAGCCAGTACGGTGCTTTGGGTCTCGAACCATAGCATGATATATTTCCATGTCCTCTGGGCCGAAGACCGTCTCGCCAGACATGTTGAAATTACATTCAAGCTCCTGTGCTATCTCGCGGCGGGACATGTTTCTGGTTTCTTTCTCAAACCAAGCCTTGTCCCTGTCCGGGTGAACGTCCCATGGAAGCTTAGTTGGAAAAAAGTCATTGGCTTTGTTGTCGGCTTCGGAGTATATTTTGTGAAACCAATTTCCTACACCATTAGGGGTCGAAAGCGCTATACAGCGCCCACCAGTTGACAGGGTAGGGTATAGACCCATCCAAAGCTCATCTAAGCCTTCAACGTGTGCCGCTTCGTCTATAACGAGCAGAGACAACGCTTCTGAACGGCCGGCGTCACCTGAAGTAGAAGACGCTTTGATTTGAGATCCATTATCTAGTACAAACGAGGTTCTGTTGTCGATTTTTACATCTGAAATCCTCAACCATGGCGGAAGGTTTCCTATGATTGACTTCACTTTCTTTACTAGATTCGCTGCAGTACTAAACTTAGTCGCGATGACTAATACATTTTTCTCTCTGTGAAACACCATTAGCCAAGCAATATAAGCAGCAGATATCGTGGATATACCCAATTGTCTTGCCTTTAGAATAATATTGAATCTGTAGTCTTCAAAATCTTGAAGAAGCTGAGACTGGAAGGGGTACAAATGAAAAGGTATCAAACCCTTGAGAGGGTGCGTGATCTTAGCATAGGTGTTAATAAAATACTCCGGCTTCTTGCCGCACCGGAGTATCTCTTTCATTGTTTCTTGTTTGGTGAGTTTTATTGCCACTAAAGCCTCTTACTTGAGGCCGCCGAGTTGAACCATCTTTTCAAAAGCTGGGTCAGTCGGTCGTTCATCACTCTCTGGCATGTTAGTTTCTGAGGTGAGTGCTGAGATCTTGTAACACTTGTGAACCTTTACGCTGGTTCTGATTCTGGAAATATATTCAACAAGAACATCCACTTCACTTGGGTCACTTAGAGTTAGGGCCCCCTTCTTGATTTTCTTGTATTCCTTCTGAATGAATGACTTTACCTTTTCTACCATTGATTCCATCTCTCCCTCAAATCCGTTTGAGTGCACTTCCTTGAGTGGTATCTCTGCGTGATATTTAATGTGAAGTCGGTCTCCACTAATGAATGCGCCGAAGCCGTCCATTACTCTGTGGTCTACGAGCGGGTTACCCTCTTCTCTTCGAAGGCCAATCTTGATAGGCTCTCCATTCTCGTCAAGTGCACCGTCATAGGTGTTAGATAGTACTTGCGAGATACAGTCAATAATTTCTAAAGTTGTTGCCATTGTTTAAAATCCTCTGCAATAAATAGTTTGCTAATAATAAATAGTTAGTTGTTTGGTCTCCAGCCCGATTTCCAACGTTCTTCTCGACCTTCGACGTGTTGAATATAACAATTGAAACAGCATTCAAACTTTGTCATGTACAAATCGTCCTGAGATGAGAATGAATATGAACCGCAAACCGGGCAGCTTCTATCAACCTTATTTGAAGTCTTTCTATCCTTTACGATAATACCTTCAATCTCTTTCGTTTTCTTTGTGCGCCTAGGCCTTTCGTGGAAAGATTTGAGGTCTTCCAGATATTTTTTCTCCTTTTCCTCATCCCAATGTCTTTTAGGGTTTTGAATCGCTTCATCG